CCAAAATTACAGTTTCATTGGCTTCATTTTTTGTAGTAATATAATCATAATTACACAATCTTACAGATTGAGGTATTTCTCTTTCTTTAATTTTTGGTTTTGGTGCTAATAAATTACATACACTTGAATAAAATGTATACATTACTATTTTCTACAATTATTTTTTTTATATTATACATACAAGATGGTATCACTCCAGGACTTACCGAAAAAAGTGCAGTACATAATAGTAGATTCGGAATTTGTAAATGGTTCAAATAATACTTTCACTATAGATCTTACACTCGAATCCAATTTACACATCGAAGAAATATCAGAAGTTGTTGGTATAAAACCTGTTGATTTCTATATTACACAAATAGGTGAAAATGATACAATTGGTAATTCAAATGTCGCTAAATATGTAGATGTAGTATGCCCCGATGTACCAAAAAGGGGGCAACTATTAGACGAACGTAATGGTCAGATTCTTGCGAGAATACCATTAGAAAGAAGTTTTACGGGAAGTAATGATTTTATTATGCGTGATAAACAATGGAGATCTTTTCAACGCCAAACGAATTTTTTCAACCCTATATCTATACAAAAACTTCACTTTGAGATATACGAATCACAAGGTGATGGTGATTATAAAAAACTTCAGCCAGATGCAAATTGGTATATGGTTCTTGAAATAACAACAATCGACGTCAGAGAAAAACCGACTGATAGAGAACTTCAGATATTAGAAGCTTTACGTAAACTTATAGGCAAGATAGATGAACTTAACATAAACGTTAAAAAACTTCCCGATAAGGAGGATATCGAAAAAATGGAAATTGAAAAAAAGAAAAAGTATCCGTTTCGATACTTGATGATAATTATATTACTTTTTATATCCGGTTTCGTATTCTTCAAGAATAAGTTTACGCCTTCGGTTCCACCGCCTTCTTTTTAACTACACGTTTAACAGTTTTTTTCTTTGGGGTTGAAGGTGGAACTGGCTCTGGAGCCGGGGCTGGAACTGGCTCTGGAGCCGGGGCTGGCTCTGGAGCCGGGGCTGGAGCTGGAGCTGGAGCTGGAGCTGGAGCTGGGGCTGGTGCTGGGGCTGGTGCTGGAGGTACTAATACCGGTGGTTCAATAGCATCAGCAATTTGACGAAGAATACTATATACGGTATCTTTACTGAGTTTTTGTCTTTGAAGTGCGGCATCTATTTGTTCCCTGACAGAGTCCATTGTTTAATATATATAAAAGAAAGATTATCTTTATATAAAATGTTATTCATAGGTCCAACCTTATTGAGTGGAATAGGTCAACATTGTAAAAAATATATGAACCTCTTTCCAAGAAGCAAGTTCATAGAAATTCAAAATGATATACCAGAGTGTGAAAAAGCATTTATATTCGCGCTCCCTGTACAAGATTGGTTAGATAAGATACCAGAAATAAAAAGGAAAATCAAACATGTTACGTGTATGACAGTTTGTGAAACCGAAACAGTACACGAAGATTACGGTAAACTTTTTAAATTCTTCGACAAAATTGCTGTACCAAGTGAATTTTGTAGAAAGGTATTTAAGCGTCAGTTCCCTGATACTGAATTTTATGTAATACACGCACATATACCTGATAAAAGACCATATACTTTCTACCATATAGGCAATGTGTATGATCCACGTAAAAATTTTAATAAAATCCTAGAAACATTTATACGTATGAATAAACCAGATGCACGATTACTCGTAAAAGCTACATGTAATCAACCCGTAGAAGCACGTATACCAAATGTAACATTTATAAATGACCTTATACCAGATGACGAAATGGAAAAAATACATGCTCTGAGTGATTGTTACGTAAGTTTTTCGAGTTCAGAAGGTGTTGGTATGGGAGCAGTAGAAGCAGCTTTACGAAATAAACCTGTTATCATAACAGATTATGGTGGTGCTTCTGAATATATCAAAACACCCTATACTATAAAATGTGGACGTCAGAAAATAGTGAAAGATGATTTTTTGTTTAAAGCAGGTATGGAATGGGGTAAACCTGATGAAAATCAGCTTCGTGAATTTATGGAAGATGCATATTCCAGGAAAATAAGGTATATGGAACATCCAAGAACACACATGTTAACATGTAAAGAAAATGTATTACAGGAATTCGTCGCTAATATAATTGGTGAGGAAAGTAATGACGCCAGTTAAGATGGCACCTGACATAAGTGAACCTCGTTGTGCAATGAGCATTGCTACAATATCATCGATAAACTTGATATTCGTTGGTTTTTTAAGAATCTCTGGTACAATCTTTGAAATCAAAAGATAAAGTGCCATAGATATAATAACAGGTCGAAGTGTTTCCTGATCTAACATGTTTTTATAATAAAGAAACATTTATTTTTGGTTTTGTTCCCAACGCCTCGTCATCTATTCTATGCTTTTTGCAATAATTCCCACATACAGCTTTAAAAGTGCAGTTTTTTCCTGTTAATGTAAAAGCTTTACATGTTTTTTTACTTTCTGTATTTGGTCTATCTTCTGGTGGACTTTGTAAAACCTGTATAGGGCGAGTTTTTTGACACTCTAACTTTTTCTTTCTCATTTTATCAAGTATCAAAGCCATCTCATCTGGTGTTTTATTTTGTGTTTTGAAACTCTTAGATATCCGTAAACAGTCATCATAATTTTGAATATTAGATTGATGTTTTGTAGTAAGCACTTTTTTAGTGTTACTAAAATTATCTTGAATTCTGTGTGTTAAAAAATATTGCGACATTCTTTATTAATTTCTTTAAAAAAATAAAATAACTTAGGTTAATAAAGAATGTGGTTCTTTGTAAAACTCAGAAGAACCTATAGTTTTACTCTTGGTGAGTAGACATGTATATCAAATTTGTAATTGTTTTAATCGACATGGCATGAAAATTACTTAACATGTAATCTGGATTACATGCTAATTCTAATATACGATCATTATCATCCGGTCTTACCGATGTTTCAAAATTTCGGATATAATCAGCAGTTATATAAATTATAGCGTCAACATATTCTTCTATAGCCATTTCTAACCATGAATTTTTAGGTGTACCCCATGTAACTGTATCCATATCAACACGAACACCATGACCATATTTTGTTTTTCCCAATTCAAGTCTTTTTAAAACAAACTCTCGCATATTATATTTGTATAATAAAACTTTTAACTATATTGTTCAATTGTTATTATGTTTAATATAATATACACAGAATAATAGATTATATACATTTCTATAGATACATATATAAACATGATCAAACCTATTAATAGATAAATTGTATGAAAATATACACATTTCATATTCTTTTGTAAAATACCATACAAACCTATACTCGAAAACAAAAGATTTATAATATTTATTAAATTAGAAACTGTAAAAGTAAACATAAAATTCATGAAAAATATGGACACGTATACAATTTTATTAAATATTATATCCATACTCTCTACTTCAGTTTCAGGTTCAAGTTCAGGTTCAGTTTCAGGTTCAAAATTAGATATATCTGTACTCTGTGGTTGCATTTCTAAATTTATACCTAGAGCTGGTACTCCATTGGGTTGTCTTACTTGATTGTAATACATAAAAAATAAAGACTAATATCTTTTATGTATCTTAAATGGATAAACGAGTGTTATTCATGTAGTTGCCCGTTAAACCCAAGAATACACACAAATAATGTATGTGAACGTAATACTATACGCGAATATAGAAAAATAAGACCTATTTTCATGTTTAACAACGAAGAATATTATAAATTTTTTGGATCGAAATTAAAACGTGTATGTTACCCATGTTTTTTAAACTCGTATAAAATTCATCCATCAACACTTAGAAAACGTGAATATGGTATGTTAAAACAAATATATAAAACGCCTAAGTCTAAAACAAAAGAGGAACTTTTATACTGGTTCGAAGGTCTAAAAAGACACTTAAGTAGAAGAAGCGAATTATAAAAAATATGGATGAAAGTATTCAAAAACTCACGCACGTGGAACATATTTTAAAACGACCAGACTCATACGTTGGTCCGGTTTCGCGTGTTGGAGAACCGTATTGGGTATACGAAAACGGTCAATTCGAAAAGAAAAATGTCGTCTACTCACCGGCACTTCTAAAAATATTTGACGAAATACTCGTAAACGCAATCGACAGAAATTCTCTGTACCCAAAAAATGTAACATCACTGTGTGTATCTATTGATAAAACATTGGGTGAAATAACCATAGAAAATAACGGCCCTTTAGGAGGCATTGCAGTGAAAATGCATGAAAAGGAAGGTCTTTGGAATCCTGAATTAACGTTCGGACATTTACTCACGAGTACAAATTATGACGATACACAAAAACGTGTCGTCGGTGGTCGAAACGGGTACGGAGCAAAACTTACAAACGTATACTCGACAAAGTTTTCGGTAAAAATAAAAGATGGAGAAAACAAGTGTGTATACACACAGGAATGGTCAGATAATATGAAAAAATGTCATACACCAAAAATAAAAAAATACGCAGGTGCAACATCGAGTGTTTGTGTAACATTTGTTCCTGATTGGAAACGGTTTGGTATGTCTGGTATGGACGAGTCTATATACAAAATATTCGAAAAACGCGTATATGATGCAAGCATATGCACTTCACAAAACTGTAAAGTGAAATTTCAAGGTGAACCTTTACCAAAATGTTCATTTAATACGTACGCTAGAATGTACACAAAAACAGACGAAATGTGTATGTTTACAAGTGATAGATGGTCAGTGTGTATTGCACCTTCCGACGACGGATTCGAACACGTTTCTTTCGTCAATGGAATATGCACTACAAAAGGAGGTTCACACGTTGATCACGTTTCTGGTATACTCGCAAACGGTATTATTGAAGACATGGCAAAAAAGATAAAACTTCGTCCTCAACAGGTTAAGAATGCGTTTTTTGTGTTTGTAAAAGCAACCCTCGTTAATCCGAGTTTCAGTAGCCAGGTTAAATCAGAGTGTACGCTCAAACCACAAGATTTTGGGAGTAAATTTGAACCACCAAAATCGTTCATTAAAAATATTCTAAAAACGAGTGTACAAAACGAGCTTCTTGCTTTATCGAAGTTTCGCGAAATGAAAGAACTCAAGAAAACGGATGGTACGCGCAAATCAAAAATAACGGGTATACCAAAACTCGACGATGCAAATAAGGCAGGTACACAACAATCCGGTAAGTGTACACTTATCGTAACAGAAGGTGATTCGGCTAAAACGTTGGCAATTGCTGGTCTTTCCGTAGTTGGTCGAGACCATTACGGCGTTTTTCCTCTTCGTGGTAAGTGTAAAAACGTTCGAGATGCAAGTGTTAAACAACTTACTGAAAATAAGGAGTTTAACGATCTCAAAAAGATTTTGGGTCTTCAACAGGGTAAAGTATACACGTCACTTTCAGAACTCAGATACGGTCGTCTCATGATCATGACAGATGCGGATAACGATGGGAGTCATATCAAAGGACTCATACTTAACATGATACATTATTTTTGGCCAAGTTTACTCAAACTAAACTTTGTCGTGAGTATGGTTACACCAATCATAAAAGCCACAAAAGGTTCAGAAACAAAATCGTTTTATACCGATTCTACATTCAGGTACTGGTACGGTAATGGTAAACAGGGGTGGAAAATTAAGTATTACAAGGGTCTTGGTACATCCACGTCCACAGAAGCACGTGAATATTTTAAAAAAATAAAAGATCTTACTGTTCAATTCGACGCGGATGAAACTATGGACGTCTCTATTAATCTCGCTTTTGATAAAACAAAATCGGATTTACGTAAAACGTGGTTACTCGAAAGTACGGAAAAGAAACCTTCGGAATTAGAAATACCTTACGGAAACGTTGAAAGACTCGGTATATCCGACTTTATTCATAAAGATCTTGTTAATTTCAGTCTGGCAGATTTGAAAAGGTCCATTGCACACGTCTCCGATGGTTTGAAACCGTCACAAAGAAAAGTGTTATACGCATGTTTTACTAAAAACCTTACATCCGAAATGAAAGTTGCGCAATTGGCTGCGTACGTTTCGGAGAAGACGTCGTACCACCATGGTGAAGTCTCTTTAGCCGATACTATTGTGAAACTTGCACACAATTTTATGGGGTCGAATAACATAAATTTACTCGAACCGTGTGGTCAGTTTGGTACAAGACTCATGGGTGGTAAAGATGCAAGTCAAACGAGGTATATTTTTACAAAACTTACGAAAAGTGCACGTCAGCTTTTCGATCCAAAAGATGACCCCGTTTTACAGTATTTGGATGATGATGGTAAACAAATTGAACCCGACTATTATGTACCCATTTTACCAACGGTTTTAGTAAATGGTACTGAAGGTATAGGAACTGGGTTTAGTTCATATATACCATCATTTAATCCGATTGATATACAGAAAAATATAGAAAGGGTTATTGCAGGAGAAACGATCGTTCCAATGAAACCATGGTTCGATAAATTTACTGGGCGTGTATTTAGTAACGAAGATGGTGTATGGGTTACAGAGGGTGTATGGTCTCAAACGGGTAATGTATTAAAAGTCACCGAACTTCCACCAGGGCGTTGGACACAAGAATACAAAGAATATCTCGATACACTCATCGAAAAAAAGAAAATAACAAATTACGTAAATAACAGTACA